AATATGGTTCGTGCAGCATTGATTGAATCTACCACAGGAACTCTAGGTAAAATGTTAGTTTTATATCCGGCTGCCCTTACAATTTCATCAATAGACCGACCATTAGACGCAATATTTTTACTTTCTGCATCGTGTGGTAAGTGTAAAGTATCGTAAATGTAGCCTAATTTTTGCATTTCCTGCAAATAATGACTGATAGTCTTTTGCGTATCTTGCAAATATCTGATTAATCTTGTTTCCATGCCTATAAATTGAACAAACCAAATAGCTGTGTGATCTGCCCAACCTAAATCAAATACAGCATGAACAGGCTTTAATGGATCGTAAGGGACTTTAGTTATTCTACCTGATAGCTCTGCCACATTCATTTCATTAGCAAATATAGCGCCATCTACTGTAAGTCTGCATAGACCTTCCCAAACATTATTGTAGGCAATAGGATCACGATTCTTTAACGCATCCTTTTCCATGCGTAATGTATCAGGAAACCATGGGTTATCGTTCCAATTAATACGCTGAACAATAGAGTTTTCAGGTGGATTGACCACAAATCGTTGGTAAGTTTCGTCTTGCTCTAATTCAGGGTTAAAAGTTATCCATATTTCAGACATTTCTTTACGGATAGTTGGGATTAATGTATTCCAGCTAGATTTGGATACTGTTTGCGCTTCTTCTACCCAACAGATGTCAATACCTTCGTATGATTTAACATTGGCTATGTTATTCTTTAATCCTACAAAGGCAAATTCTGTTCCGTTTGCTGCACGAATAGCGTTTTGAGTTATCTCATAAAATGAGTTAAGACCCATAGCATTTATCTGATCTGACAATAATTTATGCACAGAATCTTTAATAGATGTCATAAATTCTCTTGCACAAAGTATGCGTAAAGGCTTTTTAGCGCCTTTTATCAATAATGCCCTGGCAACTCCCCAAGACTTTGCGCCACCTCTGCCACCATATAATGTTCTATACCTGACATAAGGTGGAGTAAATAGACATTCTAGCTTTTGTGGGAACTGAACATCTGCTATGGCTTTATCAAGTAGTCTTTGTTCCATCTGTTGATACAAAAGTTACTTGTATGCCTTCTAATGGCGTTCCGTCAATATTGCCAAATTTAGTGGTATTGGTTTCACCCCAACCCATTTGAGCTTTAGTCCACCATATTGCAGCAGTCGTATCACCTGCTATTGCTTTATTGTATAAAGATTTAGCTACGTTAGCAGACGCAGTAGCTTTGCCCACAGCTAATTCTTTCTCATAGTGTTTGCGTAACGTCACATCAGATATGCCTAACAATGCAGCTATTTGCAGTTGAGGCAATCCAAGCCCTGAAGCGCTTAATACTTGCTCTTTTGTCTTATCAGTAGGAACGTGTTCTAGCATCTTTTTATTGACCAAAAGTGTTTAAAAGTAAGTGTTGTAAATCAATCATTTAATAACTCTGCCTTCTTACCTGTAAAATCTTCCCATCTCTTGACTATTACGTCACAATATTTGGGATCAAGTTCCATTAATCTTGCTCTTCTTCCTATCTTTTCACAAGCAATCATTGTTGTTCCTGTTCCTCCAAAGCAATCACCTACAATAGCACCATTTGTTGTAAAAGATGTGATAGCCCATTCAGGAAGATCAATTGGAAAGGTTGCTGCATGAACTTTAGAAAATTCATTGTTTCTATTGGGTGCGCCATCATATACATTCTTGATTGTGCCCCTAAATTGTGCAGAAGGTATTGCTCGTGACGGATTTTCTTGTGGTGATAGGAATATCATGTATTCAAAACATGAATTCATAACCTTTTCTGCCATTGCCGGTGCTGCGTGTCCTTTGTTCCAAATAGCCATGTCAATAAAGTTATTCTTGTATTGATTAAGATATTCTAAAACTGCAACTTTGTTTCCTGCTAATTGTTGAATGTTTACAACCATACACTTGGTAAAATGTAGCCAAGCATTAGTAAATCCACATAGTAAATCGTAATATTCGTGTTTAGACTTATTGTCTTGATACATTCCATATTTGTTATCTGTTGTATGGGTATTCCCTGATAATTTTTCAGAGTCGCCAGCGTTATAAGGTGGACTTGTGAATAAAAAGTCTATTTCATCGCCTTCCAATAGCATTTCTACAGCTTCAATGTCAGTAGAATCTGCACACATTAAACGATGATTGCCTAATTGATATATGTCGCCTGGTTTTGTTATAGGTTCTTCAGGAATTTCAGGAACTTCATTTTCATCCGTTAATCCTTCAGTTTCTTCTACAATATTCAATATTGCATTTAATTCTTCAGAACTAAATCCTGTTAAATCAAGATTAAAGTCTAAATCTTTTAAATCTTGTAACTCAATAGCTAATAGGTTTGTATCCCAATCAGAGTTTAGGGCTAGTTTATTGTCTGCAATGATTAATGCTTTGCGTTGTTCTTTGGATAGATGTGCTAATTCAATGACAGGAACTTCAGTCATGCCTAGCTTTTTAGCCGCCATAATACGACCATGACCTGCAATAATTCCATTATCACCATCAACTAATATAGGGTTAGTCCATCCAAACTCTTTAATTGAAGCTGCAATTTGTGCAACTTGATGGTCTGAATGTTTCCTAGAGTTGTTGATATACGGAATTAAGTCCGATAGCAACCTCTGTTCGATTTGCATTAAACTTGTGGTTCTTCAGGCAATGGTTCTGCTGGAGTAACTTCTACAGGTGTTGGGTTAGCTTCTGCTTCCGCTGCTTGTTGTGCTTGCGCTTGTGGGATACCTTGTGCTTTAACTTTAGCAACTACAGGTTCAGCAAACTCCATAGGTAGTTTATAAAGACCTGCTAATACTAATTCTACTTCTTTGATTTCAAGTTCCAACTTAATGGCCATGATTGACTCCTAGTTAATAATTAAATGTAAAAAAGTGATATATTACTTTTTTTTCTTTTTACTTGCTTCTCGCTTCTCGCTGTAGGCGATTGCAACTGCCTGTTTAATAGGCTTACCTGCTTTTACTTCAGCCTTAATGTTTTCTTTAAACGCTTTAGGGCTTGTTGATTTTTTTAGTGGCATAATTTTATTCCTTTTCCTCTATAAATGCTACATCTTGCCATGACATAATGAGATATTTCTCGCCATTATCCATGACAGGTTGAAATTTAAGATATTCGTCTTTACCCATAGTTCCGAACCTTATACGGTCGCCTACAAATACAGGCATAATATCATATTTACCTTCTTTAATCTTTTTGCCAGGGCCAACTGCTACTACAACACCTGTATTGTATTCTTCAGCGTAAACAAAGCCAGGTATGGCTGACTTATCTTCACGTTCAATAGGTTTTACTAAAATTTTGTCTGCAAAGGGTCTAATCATTTCTTTTTGCCTTTCAATTTAGATTCTTGATGTGATTTCATATCAAGTTTGATCTCATGTTTAACAAATTCAATGGTTATGCGTGATTGATCTTCAAGATATTCACCGCACCAATCGTTTTCATGTTTATTGTAAGTTTGAGGATAGCGATGACATGATCCTAATACATCGCCAAAAGAAAAGAATTTACAAGACTTGCAAATTTCTTTAGAATTTAATACAGCCACTTATTACCTCCATTAATATTTGGTTAGAATTCCCAATCAGGCTAGGGCTGGTTGGGATTTCGTTTTATTACATCTTATCTTGTTCGTGTTCCATGCGTTTGTGTGAATAGCACTCATGTTCTTTAGCGCCACCTTTTAATTCACCTAAACGACCATCGTATTTACCAGCGTGTGAAGCTTCTCTCAAGCCAAGTCCATCAGCCTTACCCATACCAACACCGCCTTTTACTGCAACTTTCTTTTCGCCTGATGTATCTGAAGCAAGAACGCCTTTAGGCATTTTCTCACCTGATGCACCTGACTTAAATACTTCTTTATCTTCCATACCCATGATAATTTCCTTTTAATCTTAAATTTAGCTAAATTTTCACGAATTATTAGACTCGTGAGCTTTTATTTTAGCAGAAAATTGAGCCTTGAGTAGCTTTATTTCTTCTATTGACCACTTTACTGTTTCGTTATCAGATTCGAGTGCTTCAACAAGCTCCATTCCAATTTTTCTAATAAGTCCAAGTCTGTATCGGATGAGATTGCCAGATAAATGGGTGTTACAGGCTGCGCATTGTCTGTGGCAGTTATGCTCGTTAAATCGAAGGTGTCCTGCACTTCCAATGCTTCTGTAATGGCCTGCATGATATGCGCTGGCACTTTTTGACCCACAACTAATACAACCGTCATTCTGATCCCTTAATCTAATATATTTATTGAATATTACTTGAGTATCTTTAAGCCAATCTGATCGGCTCTTTAATTTTTGCTTTGCTTCTTTAACTTCTTTTCTGACGGTTTTAATTCTTTTGTCTTTAGCTAACTCTAATGCACATTCAAACCCACAGACTTGTTGAAGTGGTTTTGTTGGCTCAAATACATTCTTACATACTTTGCACTTTTTAGGGCGCAATTGTAAACCAACCTGTTGCAATATATTTACTTGTTGAATATACAGGATTGCCTCTATGTGTATGAGTAAACCCAGCAGGAAATATACATAACAACCCAGCTTTAGGTTTTATTTTAGTAGCTTGCCATAAAAATTCTGTTTCGCCTTCGCCTTCAGGTATGTCATTAAGATATAAAGTCCAGGCTAATATTCTATTGCATACTAATGGATTGTCAGCTTCACAATGAAATTCGTGATAGCCACCTTTAGGTTCAGTCTTTTGTATCTTTACTTCATTAGAGTTTAAATGTATTCCGTTTATTACAAAGAATTCGTCATAATATTTATTTAATGATGATTGAAGCGCTTGATTAACCATAAGCGTTATATCTTTATGATAAAAGTGTGCAAAGAATGATGTGTCTAATCTTTTTAATTTAGTTTTAAAATGATCTTGACCACGATGTATTGTGTTGGGTTGATTTAAACTAACAAACTTTTCAAATTCATCAATAATGTATTGACAATTATCTTTTGACAAAACATTTTCATATAGACCAATAAAATCATTCATTAAGGGGTTCACTTTCTCTTAAGAGGTTCATTTTTTATTAAGGGGTTCATGTTTTAGGGTGAGCCTCTTTGATCATCTTTGATATAGTTTACCTCGGTAAACCTTACACCTAGTTCTGCGCCATAAGCGTATATTTGTTCCATGTAATTACTAAAACCTAATTTAGTAAGCTTGGAAGTTGATCCAACTAATACACGTTTGCCGTCAGGTGTTTCTTCATATTTTCTATATCCTTCTTTAATTAATTTAAGATCAGGAAAGTCAGGTAAGAATTTTTCTTTAAAGTATTCGTGCCATATCAAAGCTGAATATTGTCTGCCATGCACCCAAGCTTGTTGAGCAATATCGTTTAGTGGGCCTGCCCACATCAAAGCATTAGCGCTTAATGATCTTGCTTTTTGTTCCTCACGAATAATAACTTCTAAAGGTTTATCTAAATCAATAGGTGCATTTTGTATTGCATTAATTGCTGTGTTTATTTGAAGTTTACCAACAAGACGGATAGTTTTAGCTAGGTATTCTGTTCTCAATTTAATCTCCACAAAAGCACTCTATTGAGTCATCAAACATATCTGACTGCTTATCTACAAAATTATGGATATCTGCATATTTTGGTCTATCAATTCTAAATCTATTTCCGTCACCATCAGTAATTGATTTTGCATATTCTTCTTGTTTAGCCCACCAAACTGCTCTATCTGGTTTTTGTTGAATAAGAGTTAATATTTTAGGTAATGCTTTTAAAAAACATAAATCACAATTACCACCTATAGTTTCACCATTGACTATTGGCAATTCTAAATCAAATGTATTGTTATTCCAAAACTCTAATACTTCTGGCTTTGATATGTTAGCAGAATATAATGGCATGATAGGTTCTTCACCCTTACCTCTTGATTTCATTTTGGCTGCTCTACGACCTTCGTCAGCCCTAATACCAACCATATTTAATCTTTCATCCCATCCTAAAGTTAATAAATATCTATGAATGGTTCTAATTTTTAATTCTTCTGTGCAAAACCTAGCTCTAACATTTGGAAGCATTTTACGGTCTTTAATAATATCTTCAAAAGGTTCTCCATTACGACTAGCAGTATCATAATCTACTTTTGCAAATTCTTTTAAACTTCTATACTCTAACCAATGAATAGGAACATTCCAATTTACTTCACAATCATGCACAAATTTTAATGTAGCTTCTTCTTCTTTTCCTGTATTAGCAAAACAAACTATAGCATCATCTGGCAATCCATTATTAGATTGTAACACTTTCCATAACATATAAGCAGATGTTCTGCCACCACTAAAACTAATAACTGTAGGTTCTATAATTTTAAATGGATCGGTCATTTCGTTTCTCATAATCATCACGACAATCTAAATCGCAAAATCTTTTTTTAGATTTAGCTCCACAATTTAGACAAACGCCAACGTGCTTGTAATTCGTGTCATTATCTCTAACGTGCTTTATTGCAGCATTACGATATTGTTCCTCTAGCTCGCTGGCTCTGTCAAACTCATCCATGTTAGAAAGGGATGTCTGATTCCATGTCATCAAAGTTTGTTTTAGGTGCAGGTGCAGATTCTTTGTTTTTAGGTTCAAACAATGAAACAATGATTGTGCTTCTATTGTCAGGGTTAGGTAAACCTGCTGGGTTAAATGTTCGATTAAGTAAAATATACTTACGGTTATCTGATTCCATAACTGCACCAATGTTTTCGTAAGTGCTTTTTGTTGCACCTTCTTTGTTTGTATATTCACCTGTCTTTACTGCTAAATCCATTACTTTTTTACTAGCCATTTTTATTTTCCTTTGTGGTTAAATTAAATAATACATATTTATTGCCTAATTGTCTTTTTAAGAATTGAACTCTGATGTTGCGTCTTTCTATGAATTCAATGTCTTTTGTGGTAATAGGCAATTTCACTCCATAAAAGTTATTTAGTAACACGAATAACCTCCCCTGTAGATTTATCCAACTCGTATTCATACATATCAGTTTCAGATAATTTTTGATTCTTAATGCGTTCACCAAAAATCTTATCAAAGTTTTCATCAAACTTTTTTTTATCAACTGATCTATACAAATCACCTTTACCGGCTTCGTGATGATTGCTCATAATACCCAATCCTCTGCAAGTATTTCTGCATCTTCTTCGTCATACGCTGGTTTAGTTTTAACAAGCTCGTTGTTAAGATAGTAATTAACAATAAACTTATCATTCTCTTTGCAAACATCTGCTTTTTTGTTTCCTTCCATAAACTCGCTTAATATCATATTCCCTCCTAGAATAATGGTTCAGCTTTAATTAAATTAAATACATTTTCTTTAGGTTGCTTGGGCAATCTTTTAATGATGTGATTAGGTTTATTTAAAATATAAAACAAAGCTTCATGCTTTGTTCTAAATTTCCTGATCGCTTCATTAAAGTCATCAAACACTACATAATTAAACATTAGTCCTCGCAGTTTCCGCCAATACATCTAGCGTTAGCTAATGCAGCTTCCTCAATATCGGCTATTGCATCTTTGCCAATAAAGTCATCTGCTGCAATCTTTAATCTATTGTATAGGCTTTTTTCTACTTCGGTAACAGAAGTTTTCATAAGAAATCCTCTATCCCTGGCGTGATCGGTTATAACAGAGTTGACATAATCAGAAGGCTCTACACCCCATGATTCAACTTCGATATATTTTTTGTCATCCAATTCAACTTCAATGATTACACTAAATCGTTTCATGTTTTACCTTTCTAATTAACTCTAACATTTCTGCTCGACCATGTTTCTTTTCGTATTGCTCAAGCATTGACCTTGCGTGTGGTTTATAAGCACGTCGTAGCCAGCGCACCCAACAACACTCGTTATTAAAATTAAAACGACCACGATTTTCATTACATAATTCACAGTTCATTTAATCCTTAAAGCTTCTTTAGCAAATTTAATTCCAATTAAAGATTTATATTTTCCTTTTTCTGAATCATTTAATATTCGTCTAGCCCATGCTTTAGGATCGGCAGTTGGCCTACTTGCTATTTCACTTGCAACTCGTTTCATTTTGTCATGGTTATTGCGTATCTCTTGTTCAGTAAAATGCCTAGGCAATGCTTTCACAAATTCTTTAGGTTCTTGCAATCTACAAATATCTAATATGTCGGATATAGTAGGCATAAATTTATTATTGTTGACATAACGATCAAAAGCTTTGGATACCACCATAAATTCATAACGTTCTAATTTACTCCACCAAATTCTTAATGTTTGACGATCAAGTTCAGGCTTTGAATAAATAGTTGTAACGCTATGCATCATGTCTTTAAAACCAAGCTTTTCATTTTCTATCAAAATATCTGCTCCTCTTGTTTTTCATCTTCCCATCTATGTTGATTAATCCAAGTGCTAGGATTAGGAATATAAAGGCCATTATTTTTAAACCATTGTGGGCTAACTTTTTGCCATTCAAGTGCATTAAGAACGGTAGCTAAATTAGGGTTAGCTTTAGCCCATGCTTTTCTAGCTGCCTCTTTACCTACTTTTTTAGGGTATGCAATCCAAAACATATCAAAATCATTTAAATATTCATTTTCTTTTTGAACAATGGTTTTATTCTCATCTAATCTAATCTCATCTATTCTATTCTTATCTTGCATGACGACGTCATGACGTTGTTGTGATGGTATCATAACTTGCTGATTATGTTTAATATTTTGAATAAGTGATCTCATTTTAGGATTGCTGGTCGCTGAAGTCATAAGTCTTTTAGCAACTTTCAAACAAGTTATTGTTCCGTTTTCGCCTTCAAACAATCCAAGATCAATAAATCGTTTCATCATTTCTTCAACTTTTTGGACACTTGATCCTGTATTTTTAGCAATTATTCTTGCATCATGTTTTAATTCAAAAGTTATATTTTCTGCTGATATTTTATTTACTATAAGTTCAACACAATACCAATATAGGCCATATCCTTCTAAACCATAATCAAGTAATACTTCTTGTAATTTTTCGTCTAAATTAGCATTTGAATCGTGTTTAAACCAATCCATTTACGACCTCTTTAGCTTCTTGAGATAATTTATGTAAATTAAGAATAAAATTTTCAATATTTTGGGTATTTATTATTAATACCTGTTTATTCTCAATTTCTATTAAATCTTCATATCTAACCGCTATACATAAATTACCCACATCAGATATATAAGCTTCAATTTCTACTTGTGGCTCTACTATTGTTTGCATAATTAATCCTTAAATTTGCGTTTTAGGAAGATTTCAGGGTATTGAAGCTTAATTTTGGCAGGAATACCTCGTTTTTTCCATTGATAAACCTTGATCTGTTGGCTCAATCCTACCCACCCTAAACGCTTACAAAGGGCTTTAGAACCACCATAAAACTCAATAATTTCAGAATCTGTCATATTTGTATCCTAATCCTTATTTTATAGTTTGTGTAAAATATTTATAACTTTTTGTTAAATATTTGTTGACATCATAATAACAAATAGTTAATAATGCAACTGTAGTTTTTAAATTTATGGAGGAAATTATGAGACGTGACTTTATCAAAGGATGTATTTTCGCTACTGCCACATTGGCTTACATAGGTTTGTGGCTATATGTTTTATTCCCAATCCTTATCAAACATTTTGGAGCTTAATATGACTATTCAACAAGAATACGCTGAAGATTTAATTGATACTGACCCAGTAGAAGTTTTAACTTATATGGATATGGAACAACTAGCTGGCACGATTCGTGCTTTATATTGGGCTAATGAACGTGGCGATATGATTAGCGTTAATCTTTTTGCCAAATCTATAAGTAATGCCTTTTTTGAGGAAGCGATGGGTATTACAGAAAAAAAGTTAAATGAAGCTAATGTTTATCAAGGCCCTTTTGACCAAATGTATGATATGGGCCATTCACATGGGGACTTTCTATGATTAACTATATTAGGGATGTTATATTTTTGTATTACAAAGGATTTAGATTTAAAAAGGCAGTTCAATTAGCTAAACAATTAAGGAGTGGTAGATGATTACTTTTAATGAATTAAAAAAGATTAATGTTAATGACCATACAGAAAAGAAAGGCAATTTAACGTATCTTTCATGGGCCTGGGCAGTAGATCAATTATTATCTAATGATTCACAAGCCACATGGGAATATAAAGAGCCACGTCAATTTGGCGATACTTTAATGGTGTTTTGTTCTGTGACAGCTTTTGGTAAAACTATGACAGCTCAACTTCCTGTATTAGATTATAAGAACAAAGCTGTAATGAATCCTGACGCTATGGCAGTTAATACTGCTATGCAGCGTTGTTTAGCCAAAGCTATCGCTTTACATGGTATTGGTTTATATATTTATGCTGGCGAGGATTTACCACAATCTGAACCTACAACTCAAGATGAATTAGAAGAAGCTATTAAAGAAATTAATAAAGCTGAATCTATTGAGGAATTAATGGCTATATATAAACAACACGCAAACTTTGACCAAGCATCTTTAGCAAAGTTAAAGAAGTATTTATCTGATCGTAAACTTGAACTAGGGGAATAATATGAACCAACAAGAACGTTTAACCGAGTATTTAGAAAAGCATGGCAAGATTGATCCATTAAAAGCATGGACTCAATTAGGTATATATAGATTAGCCGATACTGTTTTTAACTTACGCAAAAAAGGTTATGACATAACAACCACAAATAAAAAAGTTAAAAATAAATTTAAAGAAGTTTGTGTAGTGGCTGAATATAAATTAGAGCCTAGATTATGAAATTAACTGACTCACAAAAATTAGATAAATTATTACAATTAATTGATTTACTTAATATGGAAATAAAAGGATTAAGAAAATTAATAATTGAAATTGAAAAAGGAATAACTAAATGAATAACATTATTCAAGGAACACCTGAATGGCTACAATTAAGATTAGGCCATGTTACTGCATCACGAGTTGCCGATATTATGGCTAAAACTAAAACAGGCCCAAGCGCTAGCCGACAAAATTATTTAATTGAATTGGCTATTCAAAGAGTCACAGGCGTTGTTGAGGAATCATATAAAAATGAAGCAATGATGCGTGGCACAGAAGAAGAACCGAAAGCACGTCAAGCATACGAATTGCTAACCGAAACTTTTGTAGAGGAAGTTCCATTTGTCAAACATAAATCAATTGAATGGTTTGGTTGCTCACCTGATGGCATTATTAAAAACAATGATGGCACATATAACTTATTAGAAATCAAGAATCCCAATAGCGCTACGCATTGGTCTTATATTAAAGAAGGTGAACCACCAACAAAATATAAGATTCAAATGATGGCTCAAATGGCCTGCACAGGCGCTCAATGGTGTGACTTCTTTAGCTATGATAGTCGTATGCCTGAAGGTTCAAGATATTTCTTGAAAAGAATGGTTAGAGATAATGCCTTTATTGATGAAATGGAAAAAGAAGTAAAAGTGTTCCTAGATCAAGTGGCAGAGGAAGTCAAACTTATGGAAGCTAGGCAATAATTGAAAAATGGTATAATACAACTTGGCAATAACACAGGGGGGTCATTTATGATCGACCAGGCACTTCTTTGTTTAGCGCAAACAATCTATATGGAAAGTAGCGTAGAACAAAAAGAAGCACAAATCGGTGTTGGCTATGTCCTTATGCGTAGAGCTGACTTTGATCCAAAGCAGGTGTGTAATGAAATGAGAAAACCTTATCAGTTTTCTTGGTATGGAAAAGTAAAACCACCTGAACCTAAAGAAATCAAACCATACTTTCTTGATCTTGCATGGCGCATCATGCACAAGTTAGAGCCTGATTATTCTAAAGGCGCAACTAATTTCCACGATAATTCAATCTCAAAACCTCAATCATGGTTCAAATTAAAAAAGACTGTTCAATGGTCGCACATGATTTTTTACAAAATGGAGGAAACAAAATATGCTCAATATTGAGTTATA